TGTTAAATCTTTTGTTTCGGCCATTTCAACCTCCTGTAATTAAAAATAATAAAATAATATGATTAGGTTACTTTGTTACTGGCATGTAAACTCCTGCTTCTGGTTTTGTTGCCTTGTATCCGTAAACCTTTAGTCCTCTAACTGCATCACCGAAACTATTTTGTAGCCTCAGAGTTTCCGTCTTCACGAACTGTGAAGCGAAAGAGATGAAGTGACGAGTACCAGCCATAACATGATAAGTACCAGTTGCTGCAGTACCTGTCCTTGCTAGGTTGTTACTCATGAATAGAGTGAACCTGTCGATCATTCCAAGACGACCATTCCTCATGATAGATGTTCCATCACCAGTAATAGATGCGCTCTTCAAATCAGACTGTTTAATCATACCAGCTATCCATGGTGGAATAACTAACCAACGACCAGACTCAGGGACATTTGCTTCGTCCAGTGAGACTCCAGCACTGATTATCCATGCCAACACGTTTGATGCTGTGATCGCTGTTGATGCGAGAACGTTTGCAGCGTCAGTGTACACGTTACCGAGTACGTCTTGGTCTACAACGATCTTCATTTGCTCACTTGCATCACCAGTTGTCTTATTGACAATTGGTATGTCAGATTGCATTTCATCGACATCGTCAACTTTGAAAGCGTAATATTTAGCCTTATCGATAAGCAATTCAATCTTGTCATCTTCAAGGTCTTGATAATCTATAGTTCCACCAATTCCATAGTCACCTATGGTAACGGTAGGCACGGCTCTGATTATAACTTTACTTCCAGAACCCTTTATTTCACCCTCCCAATCATGGTTTGCGATTTCTCCCAAAACAGTTGAGGCGTAAAATTTAGCTTGCATTTTCTTAGACCAGATTTCTGGTATAAAATTACCGTTAGGTAATGAACTATAGCCAGCAGCTACTGCGACTTGTCTTCCCATTCTAGTTCTCCTAAATTAAATAATAAATGTGTTAAAATAAAATCACACTTCTTATTAGCTAATTTAGGAATTGTGGTCACTTGGTTCCTCAACAAAATGAGAATCACAGTTAAACCGCTAATACTTACCCAGTGTTATGGGTTATTGCAAAAAGATTTTTCCATCCAGCATGTCCTCATCGATTTCAGACTCTACTGCATTAAAATCTTCTATACTCATTGCTTCTATTTGATTCCTTGTGAAACGACTAAAGGCTTCATCGTCTCTACCCATCAGTTCTCTTATACGAACCATCTTGGATTTTAGATGTAATACTTCTGCCTTATCCACCTTAACCTGACCTTTCAAGCCAGATACTTCTTCTTCGAGTTCTTCAACAGTGGCTCTAAGATTGATATTGCTATCAATGAGTTTATAGTCACTCTTCCCGAAATGCTTCATTACGAATTTTCTTAACATTTTATTCCCCAATAAAAGTTATATGTTCTGAATCTGACCGTTAGCCATTGCCTGGTCTATTGCATCTTCTTTTTCAGCATACTCTTTTTCGTCCATGTTATGGATTTGTGTTCGAGTAAACTTGAAAGTGTTTCTACCTTTAAGGTTGTTTTCTTTAGACTTCCTGTTTGCAGGATTAGTTTGCTTCTTGGCTTTGTTGACAGTTTCACCATCGTCTTCCTGTTCAGCTTTAAAGTCATCAAAGATTTCAATGATATCTTCTGCCTTACCACCTTTGAGGTCGAGCAAAGCTACACGCTTTAGCCTCGGTGAAAGGTTCTTTAGATACCTAGAAAACTTTTTAGTCTTCATGGTTTCTTCCCATCCATCATGGGCATCATCTAGTTTCTGGAAGTGAAGATCAGTTGCGTCAGCTTCCTTCTGTGCTTTCCTGTCAGCCTCACGTTGCTCTGATGCTTCCTCTCTAGTCTTCATCTCAGACTTCAACCCTTTTACCTGTCCCATCAAATTACTTATGATAGGCTCCATAGCTTTCGCCATGTCAGGGTCCACCTTCTCCATCTCTGCCATCTGTTCTTTAAGATCGCCTACTTGCTCTTTAATTTCCTGTTTGGTTTCTTTAGCTTCGGCTCTTGTTTGAACAGCTTTGGTTAACTCTTCCATCTGAGTTTTCAGAGTGAAGATGGTGTCTTCAAGTTCAAGTGATTTAGCCTGAGACTCCCTAAGCTCTTGTCTACCCCTTGTATGATCTGCACGTGTATCCTTGACTCTCTTATTAGCAGTGTCGAGTTCAGCCATTAATTCATCAACATCTTTATCAGGCTTTTCATCTACATCATCTTCGCCATCCGTATCGTCATCTTCCACGTCATCTTTATCATCAGGGTCAATATCATCTTCTTTATCCTCTTTAGCGTTCTTTTCATCACTGGCTTCCTTTTGATGGTACATGTCTTTAATTATTTGATCTGCTTCATCTTCTAATTGCTGACCATACTTCTCGGTATCACTTCCAGTGCTTTGCGCTATTTTCTCTGATGCATTTTCTTTCGCCACGTTCCCCTACCTTTCAAAATGTTTAATCATATCTCTGCTTAAATTAATACAGTCTTTAAAAGCCCTTGCCATACCTTGGTGTATTTCAACCTTATCCCTTGGCACATCAACGCATTGATTCCTTGCGGTATCGTATCGCCTCTGGAAATAATCTTCCAATATGAGCCATGCGGGTCTGGTTACACCATTCATCAATATAGATACAGCTTCTGCCTCTACGTCTTCAAACTTATTACTCATGTTTTCCCCTACTTGTTATTAGTTTTCAAACCATCATTTTTTGACTGCTTCCTTGTAGCACCCACAGTTGTTTTCTTTTGTCCAGCTTTCTTATCTGCAGTCTTACCGTTTCTAGGGTTGTTTGCACCCTGTGCTATATCGGCATTGACTTTCTTCTCTTCTAGTTTCAGTAGAGCAGCTGCTTCGATTTCTTTGCCTTTCAACTCGATACCCTTTAGCCTCATTAATTCTTTGTCGTTAAGGATAGCTTCATCAATCTTTCTTATTTCAGCTTGTGCTTTTTCAATCTTAGCTGCCTGTTCTTCGTTCTCCAGAGTTAACTTCTGTATTGCAAGTTCATCTGTTTTCTTCTTGATTGGGTCGTCAGCAAGCTGTGCTATCTCTTCTTCTGTCTTAACAACATCGTCTTCATTAAGTCCTTGGTTCTCGGCAACCATTCTAATCATGTTTGGACGTTTAGTAATCTGGTTGTCTGTTGGGTTGTTTGTGATATTTAACATATTGATAAGTTGAGTAGTCATGACCTCAGCTTTAACTAGCGTTTCAGAACCTTTAGCATCAACCTTCATGTCACCTTTAATAGCTTGATCGTTACTCCATTGCATGAAGAACATATATAGCTTAGTGAAGAATGGGTCAATAGCATACTTATCTACATTTTTAACAACCGATCTTTGTACAACGTTTGCAGCTTGTTGTAATATAGCTGTACCCTGAGCCGTGTCTGTACCCCCATCACCTTGTCCACTTGTGGCAGAAGTTGGCAGATTAAGTTCTTCGTCAATGAATGTTCTGAATATTCCTATGACTTCGATCAGTTCTCTACTTACACTGTCCATCTTATGGATACGTAACAACGGAGTCTGAGAGTCTCCACCAGTCCTCGGATACACCTTGAACGGATATATTTCGTCAATACTTTTTAATGCTGCTGGGTCTAAGTCGTCTACATTAACTTCGATCTGTGGACCAAGTAATGCGATATCGTCCAGTAGTCTTCGTGCCGCTGCGTTAAGTATCTCTTGGCTGTCAGCACATACTTCTGGAACACCACGACCCCATATCTTTTTAGACACCTTTTCATAAGGGAATAAGAAGAATGGTAGCCCATCATCTACTGATTGGTCTAGCTCACACTTGATGACTTCTCCACCTACAATCCATACGTTGGCAAGGTACTCTTCACTCCAATCCTCTTCTGGAATATCTACCCCCATGTCGTATAAGTCTGCTCCGTCAACATAGCCCCAATACTCGAATAGATCGTATCTGGTATGCGTTTCTTCTATCTGAGACTGGTGAGCCAGCTTCTTTCTTTCTATTTCGTGACACTCATCTGTGTGGTCTCCACCTGGATACCTCAACATATGTTGGTCTATTTCGAATGAATCAAATCCTGCATATTTCTTTAGTTTTCTGAATTCATGTTTATTCATCACGTGACGTTGGAAACACCCAATGCTTGTTTTCATATCCGCTGCATTCGGGTCAGGGTATACATCAAAGATAGATGGAGCTTCAATCTGAGGCTTGATATCTATTCTTTCTTTAGGTTGAAACAACCAACCCTGCTCTGTCATTACCCATCCAAAGTCTTTTTCAATTCTTATAGATGCTGCTTTAAGGCAACCAGTACCTAAGATAACCTGTTCAAGCATTGCTTCTAAGAACAGAAGATCGTAGTCAGCTTCAACTAATTGATCTTTTATCCTGAGAGACATTGCTTCTCCTGCGATCTCGGCTGGAGTCTTATTCTTTTTAACCTGTGGTGCATCTGGAATACCAGTTGCGATCTGATTTGGCTCTTCTTCTTCTTCTTCTTTGAAGTTGGTTGGTTCAGGGGTAGGAGCTACAGTCCAGTGATCTTTGCCCGTTGCTGGAAAGAATATATCCAGTAGTCGTGAGTACGCTGCCATTACCTTCATTCGTGTAATGCCTACATACGTGTGCGACCTTCCAGGCTTTATAGCATTTTCTATTTCTGATTCATACTGAGAGTAGAATTGTCTGAGATTGGCAAGCCATTGGTCTTCCTGTGGCTGACGTATAGACTTCCAAGACTCCCATCGGGACTTAAGCACAGCACCGTAGGTTAGCTTTTCAGGCTCTCCATCGATCTCCAGCTTCTCCCTTGTCTCTTGTTCTTCGTTTACAGCTTCTACTGACTTAACTTGAACCAGTCCCATAAATTTCTCCATAAAAAAAAGGACTAGAGGCACATAGCAGATCAGGGGAAAACCCTTACTGGTAACATGCAATCTAGTCCGAATGTTAATAATACTGTTATACTAAATAATACCCTCAATGTCAAAGCGATTCACTTCGTAGTTACCACTGCCTCTTTTAAGTTTAACTCCGATGTTCTCTCTCTTGCATTCCTTTTGTCTGAGCTTAATCTCATCTTTGGCATGGTCATGTACATCTCATGTGCTATCGCATAGCTCATAACCCTGTCATCGTGTTTTCCAGGCACAGCACCAAATGTACCGTCTTCAAGTATTGAATAATTTCTAAACTCTTCAATAGTATCACTACACACAATGCCCGTATCTTTGTCCCTTACGATAGTAACTAAACCATCAATGATCTTATATTTGCTCTTTGTGGTAGTTAACCATCCAGCCTTTTTCATCTTGCGACCTGTACCCTGTGCGTCAAGAGTTTCTCTCTGGTATATCTTTGGATAGTTCTTATGCTTAAGTGTTGTGATAGTTGTCAGGCCATGGTTATTAGCCTCGACACCCATTAAAGGAGTGTTATAATATCTGCCTAAATGATTCAGGAATACTCCGAATTGATCAGGGTCCAACTTGCAATGCACCTGAGCAACCTGTTGTCCTGTTGAACATCTGATAACATCTGCAGATGAATAGTCATGCTTCTCACCAGCGATACCCTCTGCAATGTCTGCACCGATTACGTACTTCTCACCCATCTTTGGCTTCTGCCATACCTTCATGATACCTTTAGGGTTCTCTATGAACTTGCCGTAGTAGTTGAATTCACCTTTCATTTCCTCTGGATAACATTCAAGTCGTGCCGCCATAAGATCGGATATCCCAAATATACTCTTACCAGAAAATACAAATGCTTCCTCTGGAGTCATTGGGAACCACTGCTTGAAGAAGTCCTCCTTAGTGAATCCTATTGGTGCTATAACCTCACCTATTTTCCATCTACGCCATGCTATGTTTTCTAGGGTGACACGTGAACCATCTGGATTAATGAAAGCCATAAGCCATTTTTCTTCATCATCTAATGTGGCTGCTATCATCTTGGACTGTGCTATGGTTAGTGGTATGCGGTAGTCTTCATCGTATGTCCACGGAATAAAGACCTGTATGTATTCAGGAGTACGTCCAGCCTTAACCTCATCATCCATCTCACACCAGTGATCATAGAAGTGACCAGACGTACCGTTTGCAGTTGTTTCTTTTATTACCTCTGTGCCGAGGATATGCGGAAATCCGGAAGGAATTGATTCGAGTAAACCTGAGAGATTATCCAAGGAGTTCTTGCTAAAGTAAGCGCATTCTGACCAATGATTAAAATGAGTAGTAATTCCTTTACCACCCTTAGAGTCGCATGTCTTTACGTCATAGCGAGACTTTAAGCCAGTCCCCCTTGGATTATCAAATACTAATGCTTTCTCATTCGACTGGAGGGTCTGTGGTTGTATTTCCTCTGGAACGTTTTCATGGTAAGTCTTTACCATCCTGAATAGACCGTCCCTGCTTTGATCGGCTTCCGTCATTATCATGGCACCTACACCAGTCCTGCAAGTTGTTTTCTGATAATAACGACCTTCCGTATAGGTAGACAACCCTAATTTTCGAGGCTTTAACGCTAATACTCTGACATACCCCTTCTCTTTTTTCTGTGCTTCTATCATTCCATGAATAAGTATTTGTGACCTATTCAATTCGAATGGTACTAAGTAGCCTGTCTTGTTCACGATCTTTAGACATCTCGGTGCGTAGAAGAGAAAATCATTTGCTAATCTCAGTCTGACTGCGTGGCTTGTCTCCATCTTTTCCCCTATTTGCATCGTATGTAAGATACACGACAGAAGCTATAGTTCCAATTAATGTTACTATCATAACCAAATATGGAAGAAACTTCTTCTCTGTTTTAAGTTGAGTCACACACTTCG